TCCTGTGCTGCAACAATAGAAGTGTCTAATGTTCTACGCAGTTGAGATGCCACGTTCAAGGTAGCACCTGCATCACTTATCTTACCAGCAAGTAATTGACTTAGTTGTACTTGGTTACCTGACAAGTCACCGAAGGTAATACCAGCGCCTTTTATCTGGTCATTGATTTCCTCTAGTAGATCGTCATCCATATTACGTACAACGTTGGTCATCAAGTCAGAAATAGTTGTCTTTCTTGAAAGCTTGAGATCGTTGTCTTTCATAACTTTAGCGATGCCACCTATTGTCTGTGGTGTTCCATCCCATGCATCTCCAAAGATCATATTCTTAACTAGCTCTGCTGGCATAACCTGACCAAACTGTTTTTTACCAGCGTCAGCTTTTTCTTTCCAAGCTTTAGCAGAAGCAATCATAGCATCTGCTGCTTCTTTTGTTGCCTGTTTATCTAGTATAGGTTGTACATCTTCAATAATAGCATTCGTTATATTCTTTAGTGTAGCGTCTTCGTCAGCTTCTAGATTAGACACGCCTCTAAATTTACCAAACCCTAGCTGTGCTGCACCTGCTACACCACCTAGCAAAGAAGAAAAGCCTGTCTGTAACAAGCTGTACTTTTCTTGCGCTCCTGCCTTTAGCAAAGTTTTCTGTGCTTGTATATCCTGAAGAACAGCAAAGGTAGAGTCCAAAGCTGTTGTAGCATACAGAGACTTAGTTCCTGCAGTAGTAAACAGTTTGTCCTGTTCAGCCTTTGCAGCTTTCCTTGCTAACGCTCTACGATTTTCTAAAGCTACACGTCTAGTTACTTCACCTGCAGCCTTATCTGCTGCCTCACTTGTAGCACCTTTTGAAATAGCTCTTTTTGCAGCTATCTTTCCTGCTTCTATTCCAGCTTTCTTTGCAGCAGTTTTTGAAGCACCGTCTTTGTACGCTTCTTGATAGGCTCTTCTCACTGTTTCTCTTACAGCACGTTTACCTGTAAATGTCACACCTGCTGCACCTGCACGTGCAATACCACCAGTTATCAAACCTAGATAGTTTGTAGGATCTTTAGCAGCAGCAAACACATAATCTTTCACACCGTCTACTGCGCCCAACGCACCATCATTTTGAAACACATTACCTAGATTGTCATATATCTCATAGGCACGTCTTGCTTTATTCTTAGTGTTTTCATCTGCCTTACTTACAAACCTAGCTTCGTTGGCTGTAGAGATTGTGTTAGCGTTGAAGTAACGCATGTGTTGTACAAAGTCATCTACAACTTTTTCATCTGCTATGTCTTTATAATCCACACCCTTACGCTCAATCATGTAGTCACGTATTGGTTGTAGGTATTGACGCTGAGTTAGTTCGTCTTTAGTAAGACTATCCCCTGTAAAAATAGGCTCAGGCGTTTCCATCATTGGTGTAGCAGAAGACGCACCAGTGTAGAAATCTTTCATGTATTCATCGAATGCGCTCATTATTCACCTTTTAATGCTTTAGGGCTTCCGTCAGGGTTGTGTGTGTCTCCGAATAATTCATCCCATTGCGATGGTCTTAGGTATTTAGGAACAGGAATTTTACCTTCCAGTATTTCCTCCATAGTATCGCCACCTAATCCTGCACCAAAGAACAAGTTACTGAAGTCTCTAGTAGGTCTTGGTGGTACACCTTTGACAACTTTTGTTTTACCTTCTTCATCTTCTATCTGGTAATATACATTTTCTTCAATTCTAGCTTTTGTTGATACCGCTTCTTTTTCAGTTGGGCTAAGGGTCTTTTTCTCTTCATCTTTGATCTTTTTAAGCTCTTCACTGACAACCCCTGCTGCTTCATCAACTGTTGGTTTCTCCTCTTCTGGTACTTCTATTCCATATTCTTCTAGTAATGTTTTTAGTGCCTCTTCACCTGAACCTTTAATTCCGGGAACAGCTAAAGATTGTATAATCATTTTCTTAGTAGCTTCATCCTCAAAAAATCCAGTTAGATAATACTCACCAGCATAGTAATCAATATGATTTTTTGCTGCATTCATTTGTATTTGTCTTTTAAGTCTTGCTGCTTTCTCAGGAGAACCACCAGCTACAGAACTTCCTGCAGCTTGTATGTCATCCTCCCTAGCTTTAACAGCATCAGTCATAACCTCTATCAAATCTGTACCAAATTTATATTTAGCTTCATTGTCATAAGGTTTTAGATCTGCAAAGTTCATGGTCACGTTAGGTAATAAAGAGTTGTACTCTCCCTGTTGTGCCAAGAAGTTTATATCTGAAATAGTCATATCACCGTAGTATTTCTTTGCACCTAGTTTTTCATCAACTCTGTCTTTAGCTGCAAACCCAAACAACTCTCTCATAAAATCATCTTTAGGCTCACCTGCTTTTGTCACAGTTTTGGTAGGAGTAGCTTTGCCTTTAGCACCGTATGTTCTTTTAGCTAGTTCTTCTAAGTCTAACGCAATCAGAGTAGGATCTACATTCTCAATACCCTGAATTTGTAAGCCTAGTTGTATATCTTCTTGAGATAACGTTTGGCCGGGAAGTAGTTTCTGCTGTGTGTGAAGTGTTTGTAATTTATCAAGTAGCTTAGTCACACCAGTCATGCCAGAAGACATTGCACCAACCACCTGCTCTTTGGTTGCACCTAATGCCATAGCCTGTCTGCCTATACGTGCAGCTTCTTGCGCTCTTGCGTCTCGTTGCTTAACCATCTGAAGATTACGATCAGCTAAAGCTTTCTGCTCTTTCTTGTAATCCTCTGCTTCTTCTATTCTTTCGTCAATACCTTCAGATAATTCTTCTAGGTAACTACCTGCAAAAGCTTTCCAATCAAATCCCATTATACTAACCTTTCGCCATTAAGCCCATAGGCTTTTCTTCTGGTGTTACTTCTTCCTCTGGCTCTCCAGCCTCAACCATTTCACTTAGTACCTTCTTACCTTCATCCATACCATCGTCAGGGTTTTCAGATAGATACTTTGCAGTAAGTATTTGTACCCTCTGCATTTCTTTTTCAGCAGCTTCTTTCTCGTAGTTACGTCCTGTGTCTCTAACACTAACGCCTTGTGTCTCCATAGCCTTTTTTAGGAATGCGTGTATTACAGGACCAACACGTATTGCATTATCTACTGAGTGTAATCCTCTCATAGTACCTGCGCTGGTTATAGTTTCTACTACTGGCTTTAGTGGTACACCAGCTTCCATAACAGCAGACAAGTCATCTATGACATCTTGATTAGCTAGTCGATCTATGTAGTACTTTGTAACATCCTCATAAGAAGACATCTCTGCTGGGTTTTCCCAAGGATTGTTACGTGGTTCGTCTGTTAAAGACTGGCCTGGAATTGGCCTATCGAATGGTGATGTCATGTCATTATCCTACTTAGTAAATCCTGCACCAAAGTATAAGCCTACAATAGCTGATACAATGTGTGTATCTAGTGGTGTTATTACAAATCCTTGTGCATACTGCCACTTAACTACTTCTTCACCCGGTCCGAAGATAAAGTCAAGGAAGCCTACCTGTATCTCAGTGTAGCCTACGTATACTCCTACTTCTGGGTAGAACACCGCAACCAACTTTGGCAACACTATTATAGCAAAGACTGCAGATAATGCAATAAGTCTTCTTGTCCATGCGAAGTGTTTATCGTTCTTTCCAGCGTCACGTGCTTCTCTTGCAAAGCTTGCGTTAGCGTTGGCACGTTCCATAAGCATCTTGTTCTGCTCTTGGCGGTTCTTCATGCTTTGACCCCAGATGGACATTACCCCACCTAGTACGGTAGAGCCAAGCATGGTTATTAATTCTAGTGGTAATCCAAACATGTTTAACTTTCTGGTTTTGATTGAGGTCTGGTAGATACACTTGGTACAACGTTAATTATATCTACATTTACTTCATCTGCTATTTCATCTATAATGGCATCTAGTTCATCATCTGATAAACTTTTAAAACCTTCCCATGCATTACGCATTTCCCTTCTAGCAGAACCTCTGGTTGCAAGATCTCCACCAATTTCTCCTGTAGCCCTGTCCTTTATTCTATGTACAGCTATGTATGCAGCTATATCATCCTGTGTCTTTTCATCAAACTTAGTATCGTCTGTAATACCTAATTTTTTTAGTACACCTCTATTATTTAAATCTCTTAAAGTATCTCCTACTATTTGATACTTACCTACAGCAGTAGTATTTTTTCCTTTTTGCTTATTAAATGTGTGAAACTTTCCATTTAACTTTACAAATTCTAAAACTTCAGAAATAGTTTTATCGCTAATTTTTGTACCTTTAAATGGTGTATTTCTTTTTTCTGCGTTCCCAAATATGGTATCGTAATTATCAGCTTCTTTTTCTTTTAATGCTTTTACAAATTTAGAATCATTACTCATAAAGTTGTAATCAGGGTTACCTGTGTTAACCATTAAACCTCTAGATTGAGGTTGATTATCAAGATAACTACGCTCTGGTGCAAAGTCTCTCTGGTCCATAGGCACACCAGACTGATAGAACTGTGCGTCTGGGTCTGTTAAATCAACTAAGCTTTCATCACCTCTAGTAGTAACTCTTAGTACATACTCTTTTGCTTTTTCCATCTCTTGTACTTGAGGTATGATAAGAGTTCCACCTTCAAGTATCATGTTTGGATTTTCTATTTCGTTTACCTGTGCAAGATCTTCTACACTAACACCCTCTCGTAATGAAATGTCGGATAGAGTATCACCCTTTTGTATCTCATACTCTTTACTGTTTGGAGCTATAACATCTTTTAGAATGTTGTTAATACGATTTCGCATTAAGTTCTTGTTAGTGCTTGGCGCTGGTACTTCATCATAGCTACCAGTACCTTCTATCTCAGGAGTGTATACATTCTGACCTTGACTATCAAACATTTCTTGCAGCTTTTGTTCAAAGCTTTTTCCTATGCCTTGTACTGTAACTTCAGGCACAGTAGGTATTCTAAACATAGGACTGTTTTCGTACACATCTAATACGTAGTCAGATGTTGATTCTTTTTGTGACCCAAAAAACCTAGCACCAAATGATACCATACCATCATATATTTTTTGATCTATATTTCTGTTATCTTCTTTTTCTGTTTTAGGAAAAGTAAGTGGAGTACCTAAACCTGACGTAACTGTTTGAGGTACATAATCATATGTGCTACCTCTGTCATCGTCATCACGAAACATACTAAATTGATCTTGAACCCTTTGTGCAGCAGCCGTAGTAGTTCT